TCAGTAATATCTTCAACCGTACAGACTTCAACCGTACAGACTTCAACTGTATCATCTGAGGTCAGCAAGGCTATTGAGGATAACGGTCTAAAAATCGACAAAGACGGCAACATCACAGATAAAAAGGGTAAGAAAGTCGAAGTAAAAGACGGCAAAGTAGAAGTAAAAACCGATGACGGTAAGACAGTTACAGTTAAGGTTGACGATGTAAAAACTACAGTATCTAACAACAATAACGGCAATAAGGGTAACACCGAAAAGAAAGAAAATACCAAGTCAAATACATCAAAAACTGATACTTCAAAGAACGATACTAAGAAAGACGACCAGAAGCCAACTCAGAAGCCAGTATCTAAGCCGAGTGACTCTTCAAAGGTTCAGCCAGCGACTAAAGACCCCCACGAAGGTAAGACTTATCACGAGGCAGTATATAAGTACTATAAGCGCCACGATGCAGTGACAAAATATCATGAAAAAGAATGGATTGTAACAGGTACGCACGAAGAACCAGTATATGAGACAAGATGGGTAAATGTTTGCAATGACTGCGGTGTACAGCTAGCAGATGCTAACTTCAGAAGAGAGCATCTCCTTTGGGAAGCGGATAACGGTGGCAGAGGTTCTTACCATGCTGAAGAGCAGCAGGTTCAGGTAGGTACAAAGACAGTAGAAGACGGCTATTGGAAAGAAGCATACACAGAAACCATTAAAAAAGCCTATGACGAAGAAGTATCTGCAAATGATAACTGGGATAAGAAAGTTCTTGTTAGAAAAGCAGGTTGGTATTAATTCGATAGCAAGTATAAATCCTTAAATATCGGGAAGAGAGGGTTCTTTATGAACCCTCTTTTTCTATGCTAAAAATAAATATTATACTAAAGAAAGTATTCAATTTAATTATAATATATGTTATAATATAAACATATTAAAGAAGGTATTTTATGAAAAGTTGTATCCCCCGAAGAGGGTAATTATGATATGTGAATGCTCTGTAATCAACAGAGGTTAAGCATTAGAAAAAATTGCTTAACCTCTTTGTTGTTTTAATAATAAAAAATCTTTTGTGTTACGATGTAATAAATTTTAAAAATATATTATCTTGTTTCTCAAAATCGGCAGGCAAACTAAAATGACAGTAAGTTTGACAGTAAGTTTGACTGCATTTTATCTTGTTTTAACTTAATTCAAAATTACTCAACTGAATTTTTAAAATCTCAAAAACCCAGTGTTTAAGCCACTTTTAAGGTATTTTAAGTAATTTTGGCAAAAAATAAAAGGTGGTTAAAAAACCACCTTTACTGGTCGAGGTGAGCATACTTAGTGGCTTAAACACTGGCTTTTCAGCGTAAGGTGGTACTTTGTATGGTAATTCGGCAAGTTTGAAATTTAGTGAATTGAAAGACCGTTGTCTCTCATGTAGTCATTAGCTATTGCAATTTTTTCATTGCTGAACTCCTGAAACACATCACAATATGTATCCAAGGTAATGGAAATATCTTTGTGTCCGAGAAGGCTTTGAAGAACCTTTGCAGACATACCTGATTCAATACATCTTGTTGCATATGTGTGTCTCAATGAATGAAGTGAAACCTTTCCGTCAATGGAATCATCAAGAATATGGTGTTTTTTGATGACGTTAGCAAACTGACTATTCACCTGATTTGTAGTAACATACTTACCATTTGATGAAGTAAACAACAATCCTTCACGCTGGTCGTCAATATACTCTCTAAGGAAATAAGCAATTTCATCGCTGATAGGAATTTTTCTCATGCCGGCTTTGGTTTTAGTGCAGTTACTAAGAACGGTTTTGCCGTTCTTACCTCTGCTGACTGTTTTCCCAATGGTGATTCTATTGTTGATAAGGTCAATATCATTAACCTCAAGAGCATTGATTTCGCCCATGCGCATGCCTGTGAACATTGAAAGAATCATCTGTTCCGAATAGAGAATATCATTGCTTGTAAGAATGTCAGTCAATTTTTTCTGTTCTTTAACAGTAAGAGCACGTACCTTTTCAAACTTCTGATTTGATTTAGGTTTTTTAACATCATCCATAGGATTTTTGGTGATGATTTTCTTTTTGACAGCTTCTCTGAAAATGCAACCCAGCATAAGAAATACCTTATTGATAACTGACTGTGAGTAGTGAGTTATTGAAACAAGAAAGTCATAAATATCATCTTCGGTAGTTTTCTGAATAGGTATACTGTAGAGAGGTGACAACAATTTGAGTGTTTCACACTTTCTGTCATATGTAGTAGGTTTGATATGATTCAGCTGATATTCTCTATCAATGATTTTGTAACCCATGTCATAGACTGTAATCTTATTTTTGACATTATAGACACCCTGCTGTGCAAGAAACTTTTCTTTGTCCATCTTGCGGATTACTTCAAGTTCGGAATCTGCATAAACTGTTCTGCGCTTCTTGCCATCATCAGTTTCAATATTGAACTGTGCTACAAACTTATCGTGGCTATCATCATAATAGTGTGAACCTTCACCATAGGCAAGATGCTGTGTGCACTTATGATTGTTTTTAACAGTGTTGTTTGACTTATTGCTTTTGCCTTTTTTATGGTTCTTAGTTTTGTTATCCGTAATCATATTATCAATCATTTTAATTTTCTCCTCTTAATTTAATTTGATAATATGAACACAAAAGCTTTATTGATACACAAGCTATTTTATATCGAAAATGCCTTTGTGTCAATAATTAGCTTCTGTGTTCTTTGCTTTTATTTGAATTTATATTTTATTTTTAAACTTATGTCCTTCTTTTTTGTGTCCACTCGTGGAATGCCGTTGCTTCTACTTTAAGAGACTTTCCAATCTTAATAGCAGGAAAATCTTTTCTGCTCATAATCTTTCGTGCAGTTGGCAAAGAACATTCAAGGTAATTTGCAACATCCTTTGCTGAAAGAAAACTTAATGTAGTCATTTCCATCTCGTTATCGCCCCTTTCTGATTAAAATTTAATTCTATTATAAATATCTTCTGAAGATATCGGGCTTCCAAAGTTATTGTTTGTGACAGCAAAAGGATTTGCTCTGATTGAGTTATTGTCTGTAAGAAGGTTTCCTGTTTGACTGTCATAATATTCTCTGTGAATGTCAGATGAATTAACGTTGATAATTACGCTTATTCTTCTGAGTAACTGATTAAAACTGTCAATAAAATCGAAATATGTGATAGTATTGTGAAAAAGTTTATCGTAAAACTCTTTAGGAGTGAACGGTGATGTAATAATAATCAAATCTGCGGCAATTGCCTTGTCTCTGTATCTTGACGGTGCATTCATATCAAAGCCATAAGGGTCGAGCAACCTTAACATATCTCTGTAAGTGAGTCCGTCGTCAGGTCTCAATTCATCAAGAATTATCGTATGTTCTCCGTTGTAGTTTTGAAATAAGTCACGACTTGAACCGCTGATAAACCACGGGTTACCTTTGTCGGTCGCAATTTTTTTGGCAAGTCTTGTCTTGCCCAAACCTGACTGACCGTAAATCCAAATAACAATTAAGGGAACGTTACCGTCAATCATTTTCTTTCTGAATTTTTTTGCTTCATCCGTAAGTCGCTTTGCATAAATGTCATCAATCTGCCTTTTGTAGCGAGCATATAAAGCGCCTGTTAATGAATCTTCGAGTTCTTCCCTTGTGATTTTTCCGTTGTACAAATCATCTAATTTTTCAGTCATTTTGATTTTCTTCGCATTGTTTTTTGCGTTCTGTTCGTAGATTTCAAGTTCTTTCGGATAATCGAAGTTAGCACTAACATCTATTGGATTGTACTGGTATTTGTCAGAACTATCTTTTGTCCTGTGTACAAGATAAGCAAAACCGTTTGCCGCTTTGCCATCCCATTTTGCAATCTGCTGTGGCTGAATACCAAGAGTCTTTGCAACATTTGAGATACTGCGTGCATTTAAAAATGAGAGCATTATATGTACATGAGGTTCAGCTATTTTGCTTGTACTTTCGTCAAAATCCTTATCATGCACTATCAGGGCAAAACGCTTTGGTTTAAGTGTACCTTCAATGAGGTCATACAATTTGTCAACATCTCCACCGTTTGGAAGGTATTTTAACTGTTGTACAGCCATCATATTTTTTGACTTAATTTGATTGCTTTTCAACTAAATTTCCACCTTTAATTTTTTAATGCTCAAGTGCGTTTTGGCACTTGGCACTTTAAGTATTGCCGTTGTAAACAAGCCCTACAACGGCAATACTTAGGCTGTATTTAATGATTGACTTGCTGGCACCACAACCGTGTTAACCACGGTTGTGGTGCTTTCCTTTCTTGTAATACAAGGAAAGTTGCCTGCCAAGTTGCTTGTACACGTCAAAATCCATAATAGGAAAGTGCACAGGCTGAACATTATCATTTACGCCGTCAGGACTTGAAAACCAAGCATCGCCTGCTTTATAAGTCTGACCGTCCTGAAACTTTTCAAGCTGTACATTGTCCCAAAGAAGTTTTCCCTCGGTCAAGGTAGGCTTAAAGAGTATTTTTGTCTGCATTGCAGAGCGGAGCATTGACGGAAGACCACCTTCCTGAACACTTGCTTCTGCAATGCTGACAATGACAAAACACCCAGCAGATGCACCCATGGTAACAATTCTTTTGAGAAGGTTATCAAAAGCTTCAAGACTGTAATCAGGGGCATTCTTTAACGACTTTTTTGGAAGAATTGAACGCAATGCAACATACTCGTCAATGAACAGGAACGAGCAGTGCATTCCTGCTTCCCACCACTTGACAGCGTTGCCTGTCTTTTCTGACAAATCATTAAGATAGGCTTGTCTTTTGGTGATAGTTTCCGAAAAATGTTTTATAGCTTTCAGAATGTTTTTTGCTTCACCGTCATTATCAAGTGTATAAGTGTGCGGAAGTCGTGACAATTCAGCCATTTTAGGGTCAATTATCATGATTTCACTACCGAAATTGTCTCTGCCTAATACCAATGCTTGTAAAATAATGGAAATTACACCCGTTGTTTTACCGCTTCGTGTTTTGCCTGCTACGAGTATTGAACCACATGATTTAAGGTCAATCAAAGTACCTTTCTGCACTCTGATACGATTTTTACTGATTTCAGAAGGCTTCATATCATTGATACTACGGAAATAAAAATTTCTGTCAACGCTTATGTCTCTTATAGTGTATTCAACATAAGTTCCGTATCTATCGGTAGCGGCATCAATAACAACAAAGTTTTTAAACCTTTTGTTAAGAGCCGCCGATACATATGAACCTGCTTCCATAAGTTTCGTAATGTTCACACCGTTTGGAATAACCCTTATATGGTACAAGTCGTAGGTGAATTTTTCACATGTGAATTTTGGCAATTTTTCGCCTTCTTTGAGATTCAGAGGATTACCGTTTCTGTAATAACAGAAAGCATTTCTGACTTTACGGTTCATAACTCTTGTTTCGTCTATGAAGTCGAAAAATAAAGATGTGAATGAAACCATAAAGAACAAAAAAGCGGTTGCGGCACTTATGACACCAACAACTAATGGCACTATCATTGCTTTTGTACCGTGAATGAATGGAATATTCATTCCTAAGCCAAAAACAATAGTCATCAATGTTGCTATCGCACCGACTGTAATAAATTTTACAGTCGGTGCGCAGTAAGAAATTCGTGCCGCTTTTGTACTGAAAGTCTGCATTATTTAGACACTTCTTTCTTAATAATTGTAACATCATCGCAAGTGATGCTAAGCATATTATTGTATTCTCCATAAACCTTTGCTACAGGGTTTACAGGAGCAACATAAGCCTCCTCAGGAATAACAATATCCTTCGGGACTTTAAAAGTCAGCTTTTCGTAACGATTGCTGCCTTCTTTGCCATGGTAATCTGTACCGTCTTTAATGATAATACAGTTTACTTTTGTACCACGGTGTTCTTTGGTGTTGTAATCATTCCAAGGAACACAATTGATACATTTAATCACTTTGTTACCAAAAAATTCTTTTGCATCAAATTTCTGAAAGAGCTGCAAAAAGTGCATCGAAATTCACTCCCTTCTTAATTGAAAAAAAGGAAAAAAATATGAATTATTTTTTACGAAAAAATAATCGACACCTCGAAAATCCGCTCAAATAAAGGGATTTCGAGCGATGGCTTAAAATTAGGAAAATTAAATCAACAATCTTAAAGATGATTTATTTTTGTTCAAAAATAAATTCATAAAATCTTACCCATTTTTCAATGTATTTTGTCAAAATTTTTCCTTTCGACACCTATATAGTACCACAACACACAAAATATAACAATGGTAATTTATTTTGACTAATAAATTTTTGCTTTTTAAAAAATATCGAAAAAAGTTAAATATAAGGGTTGATTTATGAATATTTAGGCGTATAATAGAAGTAGAAACAGATAAAAAAACGTGTGCGAAAATAGGAATTTTTATTTTGCAAAAAATATTTTTTAAAAAATTTTTTTGCAAATTCAAAAAAATTTCATGTATTCATTGTATAACTAAAAATCTAACAAAAAGGAGTCTTCAAATGAACAGAAAATCAGATAAAATTGGCGCAGATAAAATCGCCAATATATACTTCAAAGTAAGATATAAGTTAAATTTTCCAGATGAGTTTAATAGATATTCTAAAAATTCAAGAGGTAAATATAATTACACTTCATCTCTTGACAGATTCAAAGAAAGTCTTCGTCACAAAATCAAAGTTTTAAAGGACAGGAATATTTTTAATGATATTGATAACGAAAATCCAACTACTGAGAACCATGACAAAAAGGTTACTATTGAGGAGTTTGACAGTAAGTGCGGATATTATTTGCTTAAATATTTTAAGAAGTACCATTCTGACAAATTTAAGTATATGACTGAGGAATCCGTTAGTAAGTTTAATGATGATTTTAGAAGTCTTGAAAACATTGCTAAGATTAATGAACTGCATAGTAAATTTGATGAGATAATTTCAATGTATAATCAGAGAGAACCTGAGTTAAACGAATTTATCGGCAAACACCTTTCTGATTTCAAGTATAATGAGTACATTGATAAGATGAATGCTTTTATTAGTAATTTGGATGTTCTCGTTAAGGAAGAGGAAAAGTTGAAACGAAACTATAATAAATACATTTCTAAAACTAATTCTGATACATAAACATAAAAACAACCGCTTGTTTAGGCATACTAAGCAGGCGGTTGTTCTTTTATTCAACAAAAAATCATCACAAATGAGAAAAAATTACCTACATATTGTTGACTAATCATAATTAAAGATATAAAATTTAGTTACAGATGCAAGTATCATCAAAACATACTTTTTAGGAGGCATAATAATGAAATCAAAAAGAATAATGCCGTTATTGCTTTCTGCAATAATGACGGTAGGCACGGCAACAGCAGTTCCGTTTACGGCAAGCGCTGTTGAAACGAATGCCCCTGTTGTTTCGGCACAGTCGGCAAAGACAAGTCTTGCAACCCCGAAAATCTCAAAGGCTGAAAGCGTTTACGGCGGTGTCAAGCTGACTTGGAGCAAGGTGAAAGGTGCAGAAAAGTACAGAGTTTACTACAAGGGCAGTAAAGGTTGGACAAGAATGGTCGATACAACTTCAACCTCATATATCGATAAGGATGTTTCATCAGGCAAAAATTATACCTACACAGTAAGATGTATCAATTCATCTGCTACTAAGTTCACAAGCGGATATAACGGCAAAGGTAAGTCAATTAAATATGTAGCCGCTCCCGAAATTTCAAAGGTTGAGAGCGTAAACGGCGGTGTAAAGATAAGCTGGAACAAGCCAAACGGTGCCGAAAAGTATAGAATTTACTACAAGGGTAGTAAGGGTTGGACAAGGCTTGCCGACACAACCTCAACCTCATACACAGACAGTAAGGTTTCATCAGGCAAGACATATACCTACACCGTAAGATGCATTAGTGCAGATGCAAAGAGATTCACAAGCGGTTATAACGGCAAAGGCAAGTCAATTAAATATGTAGCCGCTCCTAAAATTTCAAAAACTGAGGCAACCTATAACAGCGTAAAAATCAGCTGGGGCAAGGTAAACGGTGCTGAAAAGTACAGAGTTTACTACAAGAGCCGTAAAGGTTGGACACGAATGGTCGATACAACTTCAACCTCGTATATTGACAAAGATGTTTCATCAGGCAAGACATATACCTACACAGTAAGATGTATCAATTCATCAGCTAACAGATTCACAAGCGGATATGATGCAAAGGGTGTCACTGTAACAACCCCTGTAAAGACCTCTGTTAAGCTTGACAGGACAAGCCTTACTCTCACTAAGGGTAAGACATATACGCTCAAGACAACCGTTACAGGCACAAATAAGACTGTATCGTGGTCATCATCAAACTCAAGCGTTGCTTCCGTTGATAAGAACGGCAAGGTCACAGCTAAGACTAAGGGTACTGCCACAATCACAGCTAAGGTTGACGGTGTATCAGCATCTTGCAAAGTAACCGTTAACGAGCCTGCCAAGACAACTATTAAGCTTGATAAGACTAAAGTGACACTTGGTGCAGGCGAACCTTGTAATCTTAAAGCTACAGTAAGCCCGTCACAGAAAGTGACATGGACATCGTCAAATCCTAAGCTTGTAAAGGTTGACTCAAACGGCAAACTCACTGTTACAAAGGACATCTTCAACTACTTCGAGGTCGAACAGACCGTAAAAATCACAGCCAAAGCAGGCAATGCTACAGCAACCTGCACGGTAACAACAAACTATGAACGCGTATACCACAAGTACGCCATCGTACCTGTGTATAAAGAAGAAGAAGTTTCTGTATGCAAAGGCTGCGGTCGTTTCATTGATTACACGGTTGCTCCCGGAACAAAATACGAAACCGAAGACGGTCGCAAAGGTATATTCATCACAAAAGAAGAACACAACGACCATAGCTACCAGCATGTGCTCGAAAATAAACCCGGCGGTTGGTACAGCGAAGTCGTAATGCTCAAAGTCGGCGAACGCGTACAGCGTGAAGGTTGGTACGTCGATTAAAAACCCGTAACAAACATGGCTGACAAAAGCTGTGACATAAATACAAAAAAGACCTCGTGAAAATATCCACGGGGTCTTTTCATTATGTGAAAGGAGACTCACACACTATGTTATTACACGAAAAATACAAACCCTATGAATTTATTAACTTAGACCGTTTTGAAAAAATCAAAATCGAAAAATCTGACGGAAAGGTAATACCATGTTACAATATCGTAGGCATAAACAAATTCAGCAACATTACTTCAGTTGAAACAGTGCTTGCGACTTTCTATTCGGAAACAGAAGCTCAAGATGCACTGAATGCCATCATGCAAGGCTATATAGATGGCACAAAAATCATCAATATTAAATATTGATGAATAAAGGAGAATAACCAAATGCTTGACTTTTTCACAGACCTCTATTACTACAAAAAAGCCTATCTCATAGGCGAAGACTGCCTCGGTCATGCAGTAAACAAGATTACAAAGCCGTATGAAAACAGAATAGAAACCATTGATTCTGTCAAAGAGTTAATAGACTTGCTCACTGAAGCGAAAGACGCCATTCTCAAACACATCCCTGAGAATGTTCTCAGCGAGAGCGAATGGACGGGGATAGATTATGTAGATTATGATAAATACACAAGACGAAATTACGGCAATGTATTTTTCAACGAAATCCCTAATGACAATCTCACAGACACAGCTCTCAAAAGATATTTTGAAATCAGTAATCTCAAAGGCTGGATTAAGTCGGAGAACGGCTATCCCAACGCCTACATGGTAACGCTGTATAATTTCAATAACTACGAGGTTATGTTTGAAAACGAGAAAGGAAATAATGTATGAAAATTTTTTTGCATTCTGTTGCATATTCTCAAAAAATAAATACCCCTTAATTATTTCAAAAATCATTTTTGTAAATAAAAGACCTCAAAAATAATTTTGTCACCATTGTCACCACTTTTTACAAAACCTTTTTATATATACATAAAAATGACATAATGTGTAAATAACAAAAAATACACTGTTAAATTTACATAAATAATTAAGGGTTATTTTAGTATATCACAAAGGGTCGTATATATATTAACTTAAAATTTATGGTGACAATGGTGACAAATCGACGAACGTCCCTTATTTAAGCCATTTTCTTTGTCACCACTCTATATAAAAAGTGGTGACAAGTTTTTTAGCATACCCCAAAAAAGCCCTTATTTAAGCCATTTTCTTTGTCACCACCAAGTGGTGACAAAATAAGCAAAATTACACGAATTGCACCACTTTTTCACTGTATTATTCCTTTTAAGAATAATTCCTGTTGTATCACTCTGAAAAAATAGGTCAAATTTCTGCCCATTTTCGTCCCATTAAAGGACATTTTGAAACCTAAAAATGTCCCGATAACTCAGCTTCAAAAATATAGTCCATTTTCTTATAAATATTAAAAATTGAAGCGAAAACGCATTTTAATTCTTTAAAAGAAGCAAAACACCAAAAATCTTAAAATTTGTCACCACTTGGTGGTGACAAGGATTTTCGCTTAAATACTGGTGTTTTTGAGCAATCTCAATTTTCTTGTCACCACTTGTCACCACAAGTGGTGACAAAATCACGGGACAATTTGATATAGCAAAAAGGTCACAAGTGGGCTTTTTTTGTCCAAAAATGGGCTTAAAAATTGCACAATTAAATTGTAAAAATGTAAATTCAGCGTATAATTATTCACAATTTTGCAAATAAAAAAAGCTATCTGATAACGAATATCATATAGCTTAGTTTCTGTATATGCTGTAGAATGAAAACTTTGATTTAATTACTTACTCATCTGTTCTGCAAGATGCAGAGGGTGACATATGTACGGAAGACCGTCTTGACCTTTCACATCTTTGTGTGCTTTAAAAGCAAGCTTAATTGCTTTTTTAGTAAGTTTAGTATAAATCAAAATGTCTGTCCCCTTTCTATTTAGTTGGTATCTCGCTGCCTGTATAGGCAGTTAATCGGTATAGTCTTTTTGTGTAATTAACGCAGAAATTATTTTTAAAATCATTTCAGTTAATTATTACGGTTATTTATTTGCTGAGTTATGCCCATTTGTGGGATGCAAATGGGATTCGCAGTGTAAGTGTCGGTGTAAAAGATTATACCCATTTAATTATAGCATAGCTACATATTTAATTCAAGATAAAAAATTTACCCGATGGGTTTTCCATCGGGTAAAGGTCTTAATAAGTTTCTTTCTTACCGCAGGTTGTGCAGTGTCTGCCTATTGTGACAGTTTGAGTTACATCTTTTGTTACGGCAGGCGTTGTCTTGGTGTAAGTTTCAGTCCATTTGCTGTACGAACCTGCACCCCCATTGTAAGCGTGATTGAGCGTATGTTGGTCAATATCATTGCCAATTGCATCATATTCGTTGGGATTTACACCTGAGTCCCAAAGCCATGTTTTGCCGCAGTCGTTGCATGAGTAATGCCATCTTGAATAAGTAACCGTCTTTGCAGGCGTTACTGTGACTGTTTTGGTTACTTTTTTAGTGTCATTGACCCATGTGTGAGTATGCTGTGTCGGTTTAGCGGCAGGCTTCTCAGTAGGCTTAGGCTTAGGTTTCTGCGTTGGCTTGGGCGACGGTTTGTCAGTCTTTGAAGTCTGAGATGAGTCAGACTTATCAGGCTTCGAGGTTTGTGACGAATCATTCTTAGATGATTCAGTCTTGGATGACTCTTGAGGGTCATTCTTCGATGAGTTATTCTCGGACGAGGACGAACTCTGTTCGTGCGATGAATTACTCGTGCTGCTGCTTGCAGCAGGGTTGGTTTCGTTTGGTTTCTTGTTGTCGGTTGTACCCTCGGTACTGCCGACAGTACTGTCAGATGCATGTGTGTTCTCAGTGACGGACTGTGTAGGTGTATTTACTGTGATAGTTCCGTCATCGCCGCAACCTGTGGCAATGACACTGCAGATGACAGCGCAAAGAACGATTGGAATGATTGATTTATGTTTCATATAGTTATCTCCTTTGCTTTAACGATTTATCAGCTATAAATTGTGTCATGTTGATATGAATTGCTTGCTATCACCTCACAAAAGTAAATTTAATCATACTTTGTGAAAGAAACAAATTCAGCACACAAGCTACATATTAGCTTTAAAAAATGCTTGCAGATTTTTTAAAACTAATATGAAATATAAGAGTATTGTTTTAAAAAAAGGTGCAGAACAAGAGCCTGCACCGAAAAACACAAAGCCCTGATTGTTGCGACACAAACTTCACTCCCAACAATGGTATGCGAAAAAGAGCCTGCATTTTTGCCTGATTAAAAATGCAAACCACCGTGGGATAAAGTATTCAGTTTGTGTCGCACCTATATGATATCACATAAATATATATTTTGCAATAATATAGAATATTTTGACAATAAAAAAAGACTAAGCCTGTATGACTTAATCCTAAAAAATGAATTTGTTAAGTTGTGTTCAATAAAGACTTTTGTGTTCAAAAAATTTTTTTGGAAAATTCCTGAAATTCACCTGATTTTTAACCACTCCAAAAATCGTGGTGGTATTTAAGGTGGTAATTCATGTGGTATTTCATGTGGTAATTGCCGTTTTTTTAACTTAACTCAAACATATCTCAAATTATCGTAAAATTACCAAAAACCGCATAGGAATGGGAAGAAAAGTAACTTTGAGTAAAGTTGAGAAAAAATAAAAGGTGGTTAAAAAACCACCTCTGCTGGTCGAGGTGACAGGACTTGAACCTGCGGCATCTTGGTCCCAAACCAAGCACTCTACCAAACTGAGCTACACCTCGAAATGTTGTTTAATAACAACAGCTTGATTATTATATACCATATTTTCGGATTTGTCAACATAATTTTCGTTTTTTATTCAAAATTAATTCAAATATTTTGAAAATCACCATAAAACAGAGCGAAAATGTGGTACAAAACAGCCGTCCCTGCATAAGAAACGGCTGTTGGTGCAGGTAACTTGCAAGGGGGATAGGAATGGGGAAAATAGGGGATTTTGTTAGCTATATGTAAGCTACGGAACATAATTATGAACAATTCAGGATAATATAAGACTATATTTTGTTGATTGCGTTCACCAATTCTTTTGGGTTTATGTGGGTGTAAACCTTTTCGGTCAAGTCCATTTTCGACTTGTGACCGACTATTTTTTTGATGATTGTGTGGTTCACATTTGCCGATACAAGCATTGAAATGCAGGTATGTCTTGTTTCGTGTATGGTGTGGTCTAAACCTAAATCGTTTTGCAGAGGTGTCCAGTAGTTGCGTTTAAAGTTATCGTATTTCAGCGGCTTGCCATTGGTGTTATTCAGAACATATCCACATTGAGAATCGCAGATGAATTTCTGCCAAAACGGCAGTACTTTATCTGCTATAGGCACGGTTCGTACACCTGAATCGGTCTTTGAACTTTCAACAAAGAAAGTCTGTTCGTCAAGGTTTACATTTGAAATTTTCAGATTGAGAAGTTCAGATACACGCACTCCCGAATAAATCAGCATAAGCACTATTTTTACCGAATCAAGATTTGAATATTCCCACAAAAGATTTATTTCGCTTTCCGAAAACTCCCTGCGTGCTCGTTTTGTTTCATCTGACTTGGCATTGATTTTCAATTTTTCTGCAAGATTGTTATGGAGCATATCGTGAAATATGCAGTATTCGTAGATTTTGTTCAACAGAATTTTAATTCGCCTAACCGATTGATAACCGTTGTTGCAGTTATCGAGAACTCGTTGCATATCAATGATTTTTATATCGGACATCTTGCGATTGTATAACATTGAGCATTGTTTGTATGCCGCATTATACTGTCTTTTGGTGTTCGGATTTGTGTCTTCGGTGATGAACTCCTTGTACCAAAGTTCATAAATTTCTGAAAAAGTGCGTCTTGCCGAATCAACATCAAACGGGTTTTGATTGTAATCAGCAAGAGCGTTCAGAGCTTTCGGCTTGTTGGGAAAGTAGCCTATAACTCTGCATTCCTGATTGCGTGTTTCTTTGTTGTATCCTATTGTCACGCAGGCAACCCACGGATTGCGCCTGTTTCCGCTCAGCTTATAAACAGAGCCGTAGCCGTTAGGCAGTTTCATTTTATACACTCCTTTTGCTTAAAAAAGGGTGCAAAAATCCCTTGTGCTTTAAATTACTTGAAAAACACAAGGGATTGTGATACAATTATTTTGCGTGTAATCGTATCATCTGCACCCTGTGTAGGTGGTTTCCGCTCTGACTTGCGCCAACAGGTCAGGGCGGTTTTTTTTATTTATTTATCTCTTCCATTATTGTATCTATTTTATCTATGTCGAGACTGTAGCAACGGATATTGCCTAAAGTTTTTTTGATTATTAAACCGTAATCAGACAGGGTGTTTAACCTGTTTGTAACTGTACTTCTGCTTAATTTCATAACATCCATTAGTTCCTTTGTGCTTATTCCGCTTTCGGAAAACAAACTTGCCTGAATAAGCAAAAAATACAGATCACTATATTTTTCGTCGGCGCCTTTAGGCAGAAAGATAATGCACTTTCCGTAATGTGTCAGTTGCTCTAATCTTTTCTCCAAAGCGTACACCAACTTGTGCAACGAATCATCAATAATGTCGGTAAACATAATTATAAAAGGAGTTAAATCTCCCTTGTTTTTCGGGTCATTACACACCTTGAATGCCTTGTAGTAATCGTTTATGTTCTCTTTAATAGAATAAGACATTCTGTAACCGATAATTGATTCAAATTCTTTTGACAACAAGTAACTGCTGATGAAACGGGATGTTCTTCCGTTGCCGTCATAGAAAGGATGAATGTAACCAAAGAGGTAATGAAAAATTGATATTCTGAAAACACACTCAATGCTTTTGTCATTAAGTATTGCCAACGCTTTATTCATACACTCTATAATTTTTCCTTCGGGATTAACTCCTCTGTGAAGTTCTTTTTGCGTTGCACTGAGGACGCTTGTTGAATCTTTTCTGAAGATTTTACCGTCAGGCAAATCAGACGGGTTATCTTCTTCGATTTCAAAATATACTAAATCATTGTACAGGTTGCGGATATCTTCGCAGGTGTCAAAGGACATAGTTTCATTTTTTTGCAACATAAGATATTTTTGCACAAGCCCCATAAAACGCTTCCCGTGGCTCTTTGTTTCCAGTTCTGACAAGACACTGTTAATTTCTCTTCTTGAGCTGTAAACACCTTCAATATCATTTGTCTTTACAATTTCATCAACCAAACATCTGATAGCGAAATGGTCAATTGCTTTTTCGGGTAATGAATCCCTTAAAGCTTTGATTTGCTTATCGGTTTTATAAATGTCACGAATTTTCGTAATAAATTCGGGTATCATCACAAAAAAAGCAGGGTTATCGTGTATCAGAAAATCTAAGTGTACTGCGTATTCGCTTTTATACCTTTCGTTGTAAATTTTTTCATAATTTTCTTTGTCAGAATAAAACAGCTTATCTAAAGATTTATACCCCAAATGTATCACCTCTCCAATAAGTATTATATGCCGTAATTTAACAATTATACGCATATATCAGAAAAGCAATTCGTAAAAATAGGCTGTTTTTACGAATTGAATATAATTATACACCGACAAATTCACAAAATCAATATATTTTTACAAATTTAACTGTTACAGTAAAACAGCTTTTCTCACTGTAACGATTTACTGACTTCTTTTACAAGACCGAGGATTTGAACACGGGTGACATCGTTATTTTTGAACACTCGTGGGGGATAGTAGGGGTTGACTGAATGCAACTCAACGGTGTTATCGTTGTAAAGGACCTTTTTAACAACAGCCTCTTCATCGTCAACGAGGACTGCGGCAATCTGACCGCTGTCAACGGAAGTTTGCTTTTTAATAAGAATTTTACTGCCGTCATCAATCAGAGGGCTCATAGAATCGCCGTGAACATTTATCCATATATATTTATCCTGTTCCGACGGACAGGTGATGTATGTAGGCATATAGTCAACAGGCACATCCTGAGCTATCACTCCGAACCCTGCCGAAATGCTGTCATATACAGGTCGCATAAACACATTTGTTTGCGGAAGTGGGGTTGCTTGGTCTTCTTCTTTGTTTTCGGAAGCAACATCAGAAATATAATTTTTTCCGGGAATAAAATCTGGGAAAAATTTGTAAACGGCTTTATCCCAATCGTCCATTTTCCTATTCCAACCTAAAATCCATTCAGGCGATGTTTGTAATGCTTTTGCAAGAACCTCTAATTTATCAAGAGGAATATTTTTAATTCCACCTGTTTCATAACGCTGTAAGGTAGATTTGCTCATACCTGTTAAATCAGCTAATTGTTGAAAGCTTAAGTCTAACGATTCTCTTCTGCTTTTTATTCTAAGCATTATGTCTTTCATTTGTTCACTAATGTCTTTCATTTTTGTCACTTCCTTATTAGGTTTGGCTATATTATAACCCAAATGGTTCAAAAATGCAACACTTTATTTAAAAAAGTTGCAAAAATGGGTTGACAAGTTTGAAAATGTGATGTATCATAAGAACATCCCAAATGTGCAACGGAAGTGAGGTGGATAAAATTGAACACAAGATTACTTAAGGCAAAAATGGTGGAAAAGGGATTTACACAGTCAACACTTGCTATAGCTATCGGAATTTCCGAGATGTCTTTGTCTCGAAAAATTAACGGTCTTAGGGAATTTAGGTTATCAGAAGCCTGTAAAATATGCGAAGTTCTTGATATAGAGAACCCTGCGCAAATTTTTTTTGCTAAGACTGTCCCAAATACGCAACAGTAAAAATCGCAACTATTATATTAAGGGGGGTGAGAAAATGGGATTTTTTAATAATTTATTCAACACAGAAAAAGCACCAACAGTCACCAAGACTGTCAGTGCACCTTATGTTCCGCCTTATCCTTTAGAAAAAGATTTTTATACTTTTGATAAGGTAGAGTGGAGCGGAGCGTTACCACCTCATTCAATGACACTTTCTTTTGTACTTCCTTATTCCGATTGGTGCGAATTTGAAAAGTCAGACCTTTATCGAGATTTGGAGAATTATCTTCAGGAATTACAAAAACGAGGTAACCCGAATGAGAATGTAGGCACTCAAGATTGATAGGCAGATGTTCATTGTATGTCGGAACATACTCATCAACACCTTTTGCCTTGTGATGATAAGAATTAACTTCGTGGGTGTTGTAATCTTCGGTGTACTCTATGCCGTTCAGAACTAATTGAATGTCGGTAACAGAAATAGGCAGTTGCGATTTATTGTTAAGTTTATAATGAACGAAAAGTCTTTTCTTTCCCTGCACGCCTAATTTGTATGCGTATTCAAGCATTGTGATTTCCAAATTCACTTTGTGCGAAACAAAATAGTTAATCAGGTTTATTAAAGATATTAAAAAGCCTGCAATGCCTAAAATACCACTAATTATTACCCACATATAATCAGCTCCTTTGCTCGATTATAACATTCGCAAAAAATATTTGCAACACAATCAATAATACCACAATCGCAGTCCCATTAAACGGACTTAGCTGAAAAGAGGTGAAGAAAGACGGAAGTAATAATAATTTTAGGACTGCTAATGCTTTGCACAGCTTTTGTTTCAGCAGTATTAGCAATAAAAATAGTAGCCGCCCATTTGTATAAAACAATAGACAGCTACCTTGATAAGCACGACGCTCAAATTATGGATCTGATTAAGTGGGCAAAGGACGAAGACAAACATCAATAAAAGCTTTTCCCACGGGAGTAAGTGTTGCCACTCCCTTTTGCAAATCAATTTTAAAATTAGTGTTATTAATTTTGTTATCAGCTTCAACTTGATTTTTCAAACCTATCACTAAAGGTAATGAATCAAAAATCTTATAAAACGAATCATCGGTTAAGTATTTATCGTATGCAATTTTTATAATCCCTATACGAGATAAGGATGACAAAGATATTGATTGTTGTTCAATTGAATTACACAATTTATTACCGCAAAAAACATTAGTTAGCAAAGTTCTGTGGGAAGCGTCTGTTAGGTTTAATTGTATTTCGCACACAGGTAAACGCTCTTCGTTTGCAAAACATTTCAAATTCTGGGCATCTATAGGTGACATTTGCTGAATAATGTCAGAAAAAGACGGATGAATCTTCTCAATTTTTCTATTGTCGAATGAATTGATGATTAACTTTTCAAACATTTCACGAATTTCATCTTCATTCATATAGTGTTTTGCTTTTTCAACAGCCGGTCCGATAATTGATTCTCTCGGTTCAACTTGATTTTCAGGTGGGATATTCTCTACACCTTTTTCAATGTTGCTTTTGAAAGCTTCAAATTTTTTTTGACGCTTTAATTCAGCTTTCATTGAGACATAATGTATGCCACCGGCAGTCAAGTTTATGAAATCGGCTAACAGTCCACCTGCCACTTTTGTTGGTGGATTTGTAAGATTACTTACTGCTTCTGATTCTAAAACAGCTTTTGTAACACCATAAGCAGTATCATTTATGTTTTGGTCACTCATATGTGCACCACCTTTCTAAATAAATAATAACATTATTTGGGTAATAAAGCAATAAAATATCGAAAAGCAGGTGAGAAAATGGCAAAACTTAAACTTATTGACACAAAGGACAAGTTCCTTCTTGAAATTGACGGAACAGAAATTCCGTATGTTACAAGCTATCAGATAACACGAACGGTCAGCGATGTTGTACTGCTCAAGCTGGCTCTCAGCGTTGCTGATGTTGAATCAGTCGAAATCGTTTCAGACAAAATTACCAACGAAAATTAAGGAGGTGTACATATGGACACAGTTCAGATGAACAAAAAAATCAAAGAAATTATGGATAGCAGTGATGTCTATCTGCTTTCGGAAGATGCCGCAAAGGCTATTGGAGTTGCTCCGCAAAACTTGCGTGAACAGGCAAAGGACGAACCCGAAAAATTGGGATTCAATGTAATTGTAGTCGGCACATCTATCCGTATTCCGAGAATACCGTTTCTCAATTATATTCTCGGTTCAAACCCGTTGAAAGGAGTGTAACAAATGCGGTTAAGAAATTACCCGACAAAAAGAAAGCTGCTCAAAGATATTGAAAACCTCAGAGCAGAGAACAGACATCTCAGCATTGAACTGAGAAACGCAAGAACAGACCTTGCACTTGAAAAAACAGCGTCAAGCGGTTATAGGCACGAAAACCGAGAGCTAAAACGCAAGCTCAAAGCCCTTGAAACGCCTGAATCCGAAGCATTCAATTTTGAATGTATGGGTGTTTCAAATGTCAACTGAAAAAGAAAAAATCCGCTGAAGCTCTGCAAAGCCTCAACGGACAAAGAAAAATACATTAATTAAATGATAGACAATTTTAAACGAATTGTCAAGGAGGACTTTAATATGTCAGTAAAAATATCAGCTTTTGAAATCGAAAATGTAAAAAGAGTAAAGGCGGTTGCTTATGAACCGACCGAAAACGGACTTACCGTGTTGGGCGGTAAAAACGGACAGGGCAAGACATCTGTTCTTGACGCAATTGCGTGGGCTCTCGGCGGTAATCGTTTTGCTCTGTCTGCTCCGTACCGTGAGGGTTCAACGATTCCGCCACATCTCAAAATCAAGCTCTCAAATGGTATAGTTGTGGAGCGTAGCGGTAAGAACAGCAGTCTTAAAGTAATTGACACCGCAGGCAACAAAGGCGGACAGGCTTTGCTTGACGCATTTGTCAGCGACTTTGCTCTTGACCTGCCGAAATTTATGAATGCAACCGGCAAGGAAAAGGCTGACACGCTCCTGCAGATTATCGGTGTAGGCAACAGAGTTTACGAGCTTGAAACGCAGGAAACACAGGTGTATAACGAGCGCCGTGCTATCGGTCAGATTGCAGACCAAAAGAAAAAGTTTGCCGCCGAAATGCCCGAATACGAAGGCGTGCCGAATGAACCTGTATCAGCCTCTGAACTTATCAATAAACAGCAGGAAATTCTTGCACGCAACGGTGAAAATAACCGCCTGAGAGCAGAAAAAGATAACCTTGAAAGCCGTGCCAACAATTTGCAGAGCGAAATCAACAGGCTTAACGAGGATTTGAGAAAATACAATTCCGAACTTACAAAAGTGCTTGCACAGCTTGAACAGAGCAGAAAGACCGTTGCCGAACTGCACGATGAAAGCACGGCAGAGCTTGAAAGAAACATTACCGAGATTGACGAAATTAACCGCAAAGTCAGAGCAAACCTTGATAAGGCGAAAGCTGATGAGGACGCAAAGGAATATTACCGCAAGTATGCCGATATGACGGCACAGCTTGAAGAAATCCGCAAAACAAAATATGACTTGCTCAATAACGCAAACTTGCCACTTGACGGCTTATCTGTTGAAAAGGGCGAGCTTACATACAACGGCTTTAAGTGGGACAATATGAGCGGTTCGGAACAGCTTCGTGTCGCTACGGCAATTGTCCGCAAGCTCAATCCCGAATGCGGATTTGTCTTGCTTGACAAGCTCGAACAAATGGATACCGACACACTCAAAGACTTTGCAAAATGGCTTGAATCAGAGGGACTGCAGGCCATTGCAACAAGAGTTTCAAACGGTGATGAATGTTCAATCATCATTGAGGACGGTTATATTAAGTCCGAAACAACCGCACCTGTTACAACACCAACTTGGACAGAAGGAGAGTTTTAATTATGGCTACAAGAACTACAGCTAAAACAACAGCAAAAACAAACACAAATGAATGTGTAATCAAATGCAATCCGCACAGAGAGCTTGCCTGCGGTTATACCAAGGTCAAGATTATGCCCGAAAATTATTCAAGAATAGTTTTGATTGCAGGTATGACAGGCAAGTCAATACAGGATCTGACAAACGAACTGCTCAACTACGCAATCGACTATGTTGTCATTGATGTTGACGGCAATAAAATCAATTTTTCAGATGTACAGGGGGTGAGATAAATGAACATCACGAAAGGTAAAATCAAGTCAGCGCAAAAAGTTGTAATTTACGGTCCTGAGGGTATCGGCAAATCAACCTTTGCTTCACAGTTTCCGAACCCTCTGTTTATCGACACGGAGGGCAGCACAAAAAACCTTGATGTTGCAAGAATGGATAAACCGACATCGTGGACGATGCTCAAGAGTCAGCTTGAATATATCAAAAGCAATCCGACTGTATGCAAGACGGTTGTTATTGATACAATCGACTGGGCAGAACAGCTTTGTATTGATGATATTTGCTCAAAGTACGGCAAAAAAGGTATTGAGGATTTCGGTTACGGAAACGGATATGTTTACGAAAAAGAGGAGTTCGGCAGATTTTTGAACAGCCTTGAAGATTTGATTGACAGAGGTATCAATGTTGTGCTCACCGCACACGCACAGCTCCGCAAGTTTTCACAGCCTGATGAAATCGGTGAATATGACCGTTGGGAGCTAAAACTCGGCAAAAAGACTGCTTCACAGATTTCTCCGCTTGTAAAAGAATGGGCGGATATGGTGCTTTTTGCAAATTATAAAACAGTAGCGGTAGCGACCGACAAAGACGGCAGAAAGTACAAGGCACAGGGCGGAGGGAGAGTGATGTACACGCTTCATCACCCTTGTTGGGATGCAAAGAACCGTCACGGACTGCCCGAAGAAATGGACTTTAGCTATGCAGGCATTGCCCATATTTTTAATGATGTTGCACCTGTAAATAACGCTCCTGTTCCGCAGAATCCGATACCTCAGCCTCCTAAGGCAGAGCCTGTGACACAGCCTGTACCACAAACTACGCAGATTGAAAAAGCTCCCGAGCCTGTACCACCTTCACCTATGCCACAGAATGACAAGTCTGTCAATATTCCTGAGGGCATACCAAAAGCACTTGCCGACCTTATGAGGGCTAACGGAGTTGACGAAAGCAAAATCAGACAGGCGGTGTTTACACAGGGACACTACCCTTACGATACACCGATTACAAACTATGACCCACGATTTATTAACGGTTGCCTTGTGGGAGCGTGGAATAAGGTGTTTGAAGTGATACAGAGCAACCGTGACTTACCGTTTTAATAAGAAAGGAAGATGTATAAATGGATAGAGAATTTGGTTGGAACGACGAAATAACCGAAGAGGGCGGAAATTATGAACCGCTCCCCGAGGGTGATTATGATTTTACAGTAGCAAAGGTTGAGCGTGCTCGCTCACAGGGTAAAGGCAAACTGCCGCCGTGCAATATGGCAAAGGTGACTTTTGATGTGTGGGGAGCAGATGACAAGCGAGAAATTACAGTTAATTTCGTACTGCACTCCTCGCTTGAATGGAAGCTGTCACAGCTCTTTTTGTCCGTGTCGATGAAAAAGCACGGCGAACCGCTCCGTATGGACTGGACAGGCATTATCGGTAAGAAAGGTAAATGTCAGGTTATCATCTGCAAATATGTCAAGAATGACGGCACAGAGGGTGTAACAAATGACATCAAGTATTTTTATGCCTACGATGAGCAGGTGACAACGATATCGCCTGCCGTAGCACAGTCTGCACCTCAGCAATATGTACAGCCTACATATCCGCCGCAGTATAACACACAGCCTGCAACGCCAAATACTGCGATGCCGAATAACTGGACACCGGGTAGCTTTTAATGCAACTTCGACCGTATCAGAATGAAGCAAAGAATGCCGTTTTCTCCGAGTGGGAAAGCGGCAATTTAAAAACATTACTTGTCTTGCCTACAGGCTGTGGCAAGACGATAGTTTTTGCAAAAATCACCGAAGAATGTGTCCGTCGAGGTGACAGGGTGCTGATACTTGCCCACCGTGGAGAATTGCTCGACCAAGCGGCGGACAAAATCCAAAAAGCAACAGGGCTTAATTCGTCGGTTGAAAAAGCCGAGCAAAGTTGCATAGGTTCGTGGAACAGGGTTGTTGTAGGCTCTGTACAGACGCTTATGCGTGAGAAAAGACTGTCAAACTTTGACAGCGATTATTTCGACACAATCATTATTGATGAAGCACATCACTCAATCAGCGACAGCTATCAGCGTGTGCTTGAGCATTTTGACAATGCAAAAGTGTTGGGTGTTACCGCAACACCCGACCGAGGAGATATGAAAAATTTAGGAGCAGTATTTGATTCGCTTGCGTATGAATACACACTCCCTAAGGCTATCAAAGAGGGGTATCTGTCACCGATTAAAGCTGTGACAATACCGCTTACACTTGACCTTTCGGGAGTTGCCACACAGGCAGGAGATTTTAAAGCAAGCGACATTGACACGGCACTTGATCCGTATCTTTATCAGATTGCCGAAGAAATGAAAAAATACTGTAAGGACCGTAAAACTGTTGTGTTTTTACCACTTGTAAAAACATCGCAGAAATTTAGAGATATTTTGAACGAAAAAGGCTTTAAAGCGGCAGAGGTCAACGGCAACAGCGAAGACAGAGCGGAAGTATTGCAGGATTTTGAAAACGATAAATACAATGTGCTGTGCAACTCCATGCTTTTAACCGAGGGTTGGGACTGCCCAAGCGTTGACTGCGTTGTCGTTTTAAGACCTACAAAGGTGCGTGGGCTTTACTGCCAAATGGTCGGCAGAGGAACAAGGCTTGCACCAAACAAGACGGAGCTTTTGTTGCTCGACTTTTTGTGGCACACCGAAAGGCACGAACTTTGCAGACCTGCACATCTCATTTGCGACAATGAAGAAGTCGCACAAAAAATGACCGAAAACTTATCGGAACAGGCAGGATGTCCGATTGATATTGAAGAAGCAGAGGAAAAAGCAAGCGAAGATGTTGTGGCTCAGCGTGAAGAAGCGCTTGCAAATCAGCTTGCGGAAATGCGAACACGCAAACGCAAACTTGTAGATCCGTTGCAGTACGAAATGTCAATTCAGGCGCAGGACCTTGCAGGATATGTTCCGGCATTCGGCTGGGAGTGTTCTCCGCCTACAGACAAACAGAAAGCAAAACTTGAAAAGCTCGGAATATTCCCCGATGAAATTCAGAGTGCCGGCAAAGCAAAACTTATTCTTGACAGGCTCGAAAAGCGAAGAATTGAGGGCTTAACCACACCTAAACAAATCCGTATGCTTGAAAGCAGAGGTTTTCAGCACGTGGGCAAATGGCAGTTTGACGAAGCGTCAGCCTTGATTTCAAGGATTGCCGCAAACGGTTGGAGAACTCCGAAAAACATTAACCCGAAAACATATGTACCGCAAAGCGAGGTGAATACGGTTGGACTTACTTAATGCACTTGAATACATCAGTCCGTCAGAGCTTGACTACCAAGACTGGGTAAATGTCGGAATGGCACTCAAACAAGAGGGATACAGCGTAAAGGACTGGGACGATTGGAGCAGAGCAGACAGCCGATATCACAACGGTGAGTGTGAAAAGAAATGGCAGAGCTTTAACGGCTCTGCCTCACCTGTCACAGCAGGCACGATAGTCCAAATGGCAAAAGACAGGGGGATGACTTTTCGTGAATCGAAAGAACTCGGCTGGAATGATGAAATTGCTTTTGAACAGGGCGATATCGGAGTAACAGCCTGTGAGGGTGTAAAGTTTCACGAGCCTGCAAACTGGAATCCTGTGAATGAAATTGTAACCTACCTTGAAACCCTCTTTGACAGCTCCGAAAATGTCGGCTATGTAACCGAAACTTGGGAGAAGAACGATAACGGCAAGGTTAAATATCTGCCCACAAAGGGCAGTTGTGACCGTACGGCAGGTGAGCTTATTGCCGCACTTAATAACTGTGACGGCGATATCTCAAATGTATTTGGTGATTACAAACCCGAGGCAGGGGCGTGGATAAGGTTCAATCCATTGGACGGCAAAGGCGTTAAAAACGAGAATGTAACCGATTATCGTTATGCTCTCGTGGAATCTGACTGTATGGCTCTTGAAGAACAAAATGCAATCATCAGAGAGCTTGAATTGCCTGTTGCGGTACTTGTTTATTCGGGCGGAAAATCAGTCCACGCTATAGTTAAGATTGATGCTACGAACTATGACGAGTACCGCAAAAGGGTTGATTACATCTACAACGTATGCAATAAAAACGGCTTTGAAATCGACAAGCAGAACCGCAATCCGTCAAGGCTGAGCCGTATGCCCGGTGTTATCCGCAACGGCAAAAAGCAGTTTATCATTGACACAAACATCGGTAAATCAGACTTTGCCGAGTGGAAAGACTGGGTGGAAAGTATCAACGATGACTTACCTGATCTTGACAACCTTGCAGATTTTTTTGAAAATCCTCCTGAACTTGCTCCGCCTCTGATTGAGGGAGTATTGCGACAGGGACATAAAATGCTTCTCGGCGGACCCTCAAAAGCAGGTAAGTCATTTGGTCTTATCGAATTGTGTATTGCAATTGCAGAGGGAACAGAATGGTTCGGCTTTAAGTGTGCGCAGGGCAATGTCTTGTATGTGAATCTTGAGCTTGACCGTGCGTCCTGCTTTCATCGCTTTAAAGATGTGTATGAAGCATTAGGACTTGAACCAAAAAACTTAAACAGAATTGATATATGGAACTTGCGTGGTAAGTCCGTACCTATGGATAAGCTCGCCCCTATGCTCATACGCAGAGCTTTAAAAGGCAACTTTATAGCCGTAGTAATTGACCCGATATACAAGGTTATTACAGGCGATGAGAACAGCGCAGACCAAATGGCACACTTTTGCAACCAGTTTGACAAGGTATGTACCGAAATCGGTTGTGCGGTAATTTACTGTCACCACCATTCCAAAGGTGCTCAGGGCGGTAAAAAGTCAATGGACAGAGTTTCGGGTTCGGGTGTTTTTGCCCGTGACCCTGACGCACTCCTTGACCTTACAAGGCTTGAAATCAGCGAAGATTTGATGAAGCAGCAAAAGGATGAAAGAACCTGTAAAATCTGCAAAGACTGGATAGGTCGTTTTAACCAAATCAGCGAAGTGTGTTCGCAGGACGATTTGGTAATGGCAAATAATATGATTGACATCGCACGCAAAACGCTTCCTGAACAGTCTTTTAAGCTGATGATGTCAGATGTTGCCCGTGCCGAAAAAACCGTAAAAGGGATGTCAGCGTGGAGAATAGAGGGTACTCTGCGAGAGTTTCCGGCATTTGATGCACTTAACCTTTGGTTTGATTATCCGATACACAAATCAGATACAACAGGTGTGTTGAAAGACTGTAATTTTGAGGGCGATTTTAACCCGCCTTACAAGAAGAATTTCGGTAAGAAAAAGAGTGAATCGGAACGCAAAAAAGAACGCTCAGAATCTATTATGACAGCGTTTACTGCAGAAGAAAATAACGGTCAGGCAGATATAAATGACATTGCTACATATCTTGGAGTTACCGAAAAAACAGTCCGAAATCGATTAAAAGAGCACGGCGGATTTTGGGTTGACGGCGGTAAAACAGGATTAAAGGAAAAGGAAAAAGTCGAATAAATTTTCCCTTTCCGTCAAATTTGGAAGGAAAATTTTATCGAGAATTTCCCTTTCCGTGAAGGAAAATAAGGAAAATTTCCCGAGATTTTCCTTTTCTAAAAATGACGGAAAATGACTTTTTTCTCGAGATTTTCCGAGGGAAAGAAAAAGTATATATACTACCGTATATATAAACGATGTCCGTTCCCTAAGGTCACAGGGGTGAAGTAGTTGTGCGAAGCTTACGCACAACAACTCCTTCCCCTGACCTGTGACTAAAAGCAAAATTTTAAAGTTAAGAAAGGAATGGTAAAAAATGGCAAAATGCAAATCGACTTCAAAAGATAAAAGATTAAAAGTCGCTAAAAGAATGCCTCCACTAAAACGAAGAAAAGATGGAGAGGATTATTGTTATATCAACGACGAAGTAATGAAGTGGATTTCCAAAAATCCTGCGTTGATAAGTTATGTATTGGATAAGGTAGCCGCTAATGGATACATAGTTTACGACCCAAAATTAAAAGTATGGCACGGAGCTGATTATTATGAAATCGAATGCAACGAAGACTGAATTTTTTATGGCGATGATACCGCCGACCGTAACGGCACAGGAACATAAAGTTATGGTAAAAAACGGCAAACCTGTTTTTTACAATCCGCCTGAGGTAAAACAGGCAAGAGAAAAACTCACATCACATTTGGCAAAGTTCAAACCGTCAGACCCGTACAAGTCGGGTGTCAGGTTAATAACAAAGTGGTGTTTTCCTCGTGGTAAACATCAGGACGGCGAATATCGTATAACAAAACCTGACACGGACAATCTGCAAAAAATGCTAAAAGATTGTATGACCGCTCTCGGCTTTTGGTCTGATGACGCACTTGTTGCAAGTGAGATATGTGAAAAGTTTTGGGCAGAGGTTCCGGGTATTTACATTGAGGTGGAAGAACTGTGAATATCTCAGAAGTTAAACGCAACCTTGAAAGAGTTGTGCTGTATAACGGTGCAGAATACGTTCTGAAAGGCTGTATCATCAGACGGAATACAACGGGTCGGTTTTACTATCAGGCAGAGCTTATGGACACCAAAGCCAAAAGCTCGTTGATTGTAACTGCACTTGATAAGATTGACGAAAGGAGAGAAAGCATTGAAAGCGAGAATACCCGTTAAGCTTAAAAGAGAAGCTATGGCGGAGATTAACCGCCTTGCCGACAGGGAATACCAGAAAGTCAAGGACAAAGAAATCAATGACCTGACAAGGCGAATTTTTAAGACTATCGTATTTGCCTTGCATAAGGATTTCGGCTTTGGCAGGGACAGATGTGCAAAAGCTTTGAGGTCGATGACCGAAATAATTGAACACTCCGACACTGACGAAGTGTTTTGGGAGCATATCGACCGTGTGGTTATCGACAAGCTGAAACTTGAATTTGAGAAGCGGGACTATACCGACAATGGAAAAGTTGTTAATTTTGAAGGAGACGAAGAAAATGATTGATTGTACGAAAACTACAAACTACTTCACCGAGAAGTTGCGGATGACGAAAAGAACAAAGAACGGACTGTGTAAAATTAAGTGTAGCAACTGTCCTTTGTGTAGTAATAACAACGGTGAAGGTTTATCGTGTCCAACCTTTGAAATGTATTATCCCGAAAAGGCGGTTAAGGCTGTACAGAGGTGGAGCGATGCACATCCGCCAAAAACTTATTTGTCCGAACTACTAAAGCATTATCCAAACATTTCGCTTGAGGATAATGGAACACCCAATTTTTGTCCTTATCGTTTAGGGCTTATGAGCATAGATGATTGCAGAAAAGACCATAACTGCGTTGAGTGTTGGAATCAGCCTATTGAGAAAGGTGAAGAGCGATGAAAAGATATATTGATGCAGATAAATTTATCGAATATTTAGGCTTCGAGAACACCGAAGAAGAACGAGATGAAAATGTCGGTGAAATTGTTACACTACAAGATTTTGACAATCAGATAGCAGAAGATGTTCAAGAAGTTAAACACGGAAAGTGGGTATCGACTGGAAATGCTTTAGGGTACACTGAGTATCATTGCTCAGAGTGCGATAATTATTTATTCTTAGATTCCAAGGATAGCGAGTTATATCCATACTGCCCTTATTGCGGTGCGAAAATGGACAAGGAGTGTGAAAATTAATGGCATTCCCCGAAAAGCTAAAAGCGTTAAGACTTGAAAATGGATTAACGCAAGATGAACTGGGTGAAAAACTCTATTTGAGCAGAACAAGTATATCTTACTATGAGCAAGGAAAATTTGAGCCTAATATCGAAACCATAATAGCTGTAGCGGATTTATTTAACATCACAACAGATGAATTGTTGAGGTGAGGTGTGAACACAATGACAAACTTTGAAAAAATCAAACAGATGTCAATTGATGAAATGGCTCGGAGTTGTATGAATTTTTTCGACTGCCCGTATGGAACTTCGTATGTTGGCTGTCATATGGAAAAGCGATTCAATAACAGCTGTATTGACTGCACAAAACATTGGCTTGAAAGTGAGGTAGAAGAATGAAAATTGAAGAATTAAAACAGCATATAGAAGAATGTGTAGAACTCTTATCCAAAAAGCAAAAACAAGTATATGACAGCAAAAAGCGAAGAGGAAAAGACTTTTATATATTTGAAGGAATGATAACTGCATACGCAAGGGTAGGTCATTTTCTTGAAAATTTGGAGGAGTGATATAGATTGACGGTTAAAGATTATTTATATTCGGTCAGGGTTTCGGATAAGCTGATCAGAACGAAAGAACACGAGCTGTCGAAACTTAGGCTGAATATTGCACAGGTATCGGTTAAGCAGAATGAGCCTGTTAAGACATCGGGAGTGAATGACCCTATGCGGATTGTGGACAGGATTGCAGACCTTCAGGCTGAAATCAATCGGGAAATTGACAATCTTGTGCGGTTGAAAACTGAAATCCGCAGTAAAATCAACGCACTTGACGATTACCGTTACATTGCAATTTTGACCGAGTATTACATAAATTGTCAGAGGTGGGAGGATATTGCCGAGAGTATGGAAATGAGCGTAAGGCATACCCTGAGATTGCACGGCGAAGCGTTACAGGCGTTCCGAAAAAAGTTCAATTTCTCGTAAAATTATTTTGAAATGTCATTGAATGTCACCCTTACCCTGCGTATAATGGTATTATGAAAGTTTGACAAACAGAGCAACATCAAAAGTGTTACTTTTTATGACAACTACGGCGAAAGAATAAAACAAATTGACGTTAAAGGTAGACCTCATAATGGAATGATGCCACATACCCATTTGGGTTATGAACATAATGAAATTGGAGATCGTCAATTGACTGATAAAGAACAGAAATATGTAAGTGCATTATTGAATAAATGGGAAAGAAAAAGAAAACACTTGAATATTTAAAAATTTATTGATATAATATTATAAACGCAGGGGATAGTTTAAATAGGAAAACAGTTTTTACAGATTCCGGTGCAACTCCGGAACCCTGTGTTTAAAGACAGTACAGAAATGTGCTGTCTTTTCTTTTGCTTATTTTTAGAAAGGGCGGTGATACCGTGAAAGACAAATTAAATGCAAGACAGAGGAAGTTTGCGGAATATTATGCGCAGAGCGGTAACACCGTTCAGAGTGCCATTATGGCGGGATATTCCGAGAATTACGCAAATGCCAATGCCTGCAAATTGTTAGAGAATGTGAGAGTTGCAGAGTACATCAAGGAGCTTTCCGATAAGCTCAAGGACGAGCGCATTATGAGTGCAAAGGACAGACAGGTTGCTTTGTCCGACATTGCAAGGAATGACGGGCAGGACACCTCCGACAGAATAAGGGCGATTGACACGCTCAACAAGATGACGGGTGAATACACCGTTAAGGTTGACGCAAAGGTTGCGCAGTCCGAAAAGCTATCAGATGTGTTCAGACAGTTGGGTGGTGAGGGACTGAGTGAGTAACAAATTCCCGTTGTCACAAAAGTATATCGACTTTATCAACACAACAAATGTGTCGGCTGAATTTCTTGAAGGAACTACAGCGTCCGGCAAAACTACCGTCGGAGCAGGCGTTAAGTTTATGCGAATGGTGTCGCAGTCGCCGAAGAAGCTTCACGCAATTGCCGCCAAAACTACGGGCAAGGCTGAGGAAACTATAATTCAGCAGGACAACGGTATTCTTGACTTGCACCGCAACGCTGTCTATTGCGGCAACGGCGACAAGTACTACAAGCTGCCGCATATCAAGTTTGAGGACAAAATTATCTATATTCTCGGTTACAGCAGTCGGGATAAGTGGGAAATGGTTCTCGGTGCGCAGTTTGGGTGCGTTTATATTGACGAAATCAACACCGCCGATATCGAGTTTATCCGAGAGATGTCAACCCGTAATGACTATATGCTTGCAACGCTGAATCCCGATGATCCGAGCCTGCCTGTGTATAAGGAGTTTGTCAACCGCTCCCGTCCTTTTAAAAAATATGAAAACGATGTTCCTCCCGAGATTACGGCGGAGCTTACCGAAGAACCTGTACCGAATTGGCGGTATTGGTTCTTTTCTTTTGCCGATAATTTAAGTCTTACACCCGAACAGATTGAGAAGAAAAAGAACTCTGCACCGAAAGGTACAAAGCTCTATAAAAATAAAATCTTAGGTTTGCGAGGCAGAGCAACAGGTCTTGTGTTCCCGAATTTTGAGAGGGCAAGACATATCAAATCAAAAGAGTGGGCAGGAAAGTTTTTGAACTGTAACCGCAAGGCGGAACACTTTGTTCAGTTCACCGCAGGTCTTGATACCGCCTATTCGCAGAAGTCGCCTGACACTATCGCAATGACATTTTACGGCATTACCAATCACGGCAAGTGTGTTCAGCTTGATGAAAGAGTTTATAACAACGCTGAAATGCAAACACCTATTGCCCCGAGTGACACGGTGAAGAATTTTATCGATTTTCTTGACCGCAACCGTGATGAATGGGGCTTTGCACGCACGGCTTTTATTGACAGCGCCGACCAAGCGACTATTACCGAATTTCAAAAGTATAAGCGACAGCACGGCTGTGTCTATGACTTTGCAAATGCATGGAAGAAAACGAAGATTATCGACCGAATCAATCTTGTACTCGGCTGGCTTGCCATCGACTGTTATTTTGTGCTTGAACATTGTAAAAACACGATTGCCGAGTTTGAAATTTACAGCTGGCGAGAGGATAAAGACAATACACCCGAGGACGGTCACGACCATTGCATTAACAGCGGTCAATATGCGTGGCTGCCGTTTAAAAATATTATTGGAAGTGAAATAAATGGGGCTGATTAACAGAATGGCTGAATCTATCAGATCGGGAATTAAAAACTTTTTGCAGATTACTCCTGCAAGCGACAAAACAATTACCGTCACCGAAACAAGCAATCATCTGACCGAGTGCTTTATCAATCGCATTTGGTATTGGGGCAACAGCAGACAGCTTGCGGAGCTGTACAGGCAGATTGATACAAACAAAACTATGTTTTGGGCGGCAAAAAGCACAAAGGGGCTTGAAATCCGTAAAATACACACGGGCCTGCCGGCACTCATCTGCGAAACGCTTGTGAATATCGTAATTGCCGACTACAACGGCACAGATGTTACAAGCAAAAATTCAACCGCTTACGCAGAGCGTTGGGAAGATATTGAAAAGCAGAACAAGCTATCCGACACGGTTAAGCAAATGCTCCGTGACCTATGTGTTGTCGGTGACGGTGCTTTTAAGGTCAGCTTTGACACGGCTGTATCAGATGTTCCGATTGTTGAATGGTATCCTGCCGAAAACATCGACTTTACATATGTGCGCGGCAGAATCCGAGAGGTTAAGTTTTACACCGATTACACGCAAAAACACCGCCGTTACCGTTTTGAAGAAACATACGGTTACGGCTATATTCACTATGCTTTGTACGATGACAACGGCAAAGAGATTGACCTGCACACGCTTGACGCTCTTTCATGGATTGATTCAAAGGGCGTTACATTTGACGAATCATATATGTGGGCTGTACCTGTCCTTTACGGCAAATCGTGCCACAAGGGCAGAGGTGCGGGCATTATCGGCATAAAAACAGACGCTTTCGACAGCCTTGATGAAGTGTGGTCACAGTGGATGGACGCACTCAGAGCCTGCCGAACAAAGCAGTATGTGCCTGATTGCCTTGTTCCGAGAAATCCCGAAACCTGTCAGCCAATATCGCCAAATCCGTTTGACAACCGATTTATCACCGTGGGCAACGATATGTCTGAAAACGGCAACGGCAACAGGATTTACACCGAAAGTCCGCAGATTCAGCACGAAAGCTATTTGAGTTCATACATTACTGCCCTCGACCTCTGTTTGCAGGGTATTATATCGCCGTCAACTCTCGGCATTGATACGAAGAAGCTTGATAATGCAGACGCTCAGCGTGAAAAGGAAAAGACAACCCTTTACACAAGGCAGAACCTTGTAAAAATTACGCAGAACGCACTTCAAAGCCTTGTTGCAGTTGTACTCAATGCAGACGGTGAACTTAACGGCAATGGTATTGTTGAGGGCTTGGAAGTATCCGTAAACTTCGGCGAATATGCAAATCCGAGCTTTGAAAGTCAGGTTGAAACCGTGTCAAAAGCAAGACAGGGCGGTTTGATGTCAGTTGAAACCTCGGTTGACGAGCTTTACGGCGACAGCAAGTCGGAGGATTGGAAAGCCGAAGAGGTGCAGAGAATTAAGGAAGAACAGGGCATTGCAGGCGAAGAAGAAAAATCGGAGCTTGACGATGTGGACCTTACCGACACAGAAGAACCTGACAATAACGCAGATGATGAAGAAAATGCGGAAAATAATGCAGAAAAAACCGAAAGCAATCCCGAACAGAACGATACACAGGTAAACAATGAGTGATTACAATATCAGAGAAGTCTTTGAAAAAATCGAAGATGAACTGATTGACAGCATGATGAGAAATTTCAGCCGTCACAGAGCCGAAGAAACCAAAGAGGGTTACAACTGGACACAATGGCAGGCTGAACAGCTCAAAAGTCTTGAAGAGTACCGTAAGCACAACGCAAAGAAATTCGGCAAGCGTTTCAAAACCATTAACAGCAAGGTTGAAGAGATGATTCGCACCGCCAAAGCTGACGGAAATGCAAGTCAGGAGGCAGAAATTCTTGAAGCTGTCAAGGACGGTTTCAAAGCCCCGAAAAAGCCGTCAGCACACAGCACAGCCGAGTTTTTTAAGGTGAATGACCGTAAACTTGACGCACTCATAAAATCGACCACAGACGATTTAAAGAGGGCAGAAACGGCAGTTTTGCGTATAAGCAACGACAAGTACCGCAAGGCGATTTTTAACGCACAGGTTGCAATGAACACAGGTGCGGTTACATACGAAAAAGCCGTTGATATGGCGTGTAAAGATATGCTCAACGCAGGTCTTAATTGTGTGGAATACAAAAACGGTGCAAGGCATACGCTCTCGGATTATGCAGATATGGCGGTTAAAACAGCCAACAAAAGAGCCTATCTGCGTGGTGAGGGCGAAAAGCGAGCCGAATGGGGAGTATCCCTCGTTGTTGTGAACTCAAGACAGGGCGGTTGCCCTGATTGTGCAAAATATATCGGCAAGGTGTTTATTGACGATGTTTATTCAAACGGCAAAAAGTCAGACGGAAACTATCCGCTCCTCTCAACCGCAATCAAGAACGGTTTGTTTCATCCGAGGTGTAAGGACAGCACAAGTACATATTATCCCGAACTTGATGATTTGGACGCACCGTTGTCTGAAGATGAAATCAAAGAGCTTGACCGTCAGCGAGGAATAGAGGAAAAACAGCAGTATGCACAGCGTCAGGCAGAACGCTTTGACCGCCGTGCCGAATACAGCCTTGATGAGGACAATAAACGCATTGCCCAAACCCGAGCCGATGAGTGGCACGATAGGGCGAATACGCTTGAAGAAAAGACAAAGCAATTCTCACTAAACACCAATGAACAGAAATATTACAGACCTGTTTTTGAAGAAGATATATCAAAAACTTTTGAACGCAAAATTGAGGGCGAAACAATTACAATTGATACCCGCAAGGCAAATACATTGTGTGACAATGTTTATATTTCAGATAAGGTAAAGCTAAAACGAAAAGAACTTCATAATTTTGATATGCAAGTGAGAAAAGCGTTTGATATGCTCGGAGAGGTTGAAACAAGCGGAAAGCCTGAAATTTGTATTGTCACTCCCGAAGAAATGCGAGTAAATGCTATTGCTTCATATATGCCAATGCAAAATGTTCTAAATGTCAATTCAGCATACTTTTCAACAAGTGATTTGTCAGGCTTACAAGAAAACTTGGCTTGTCCGCAAGACGGATTGAGTACAATTCTTCACGAACTGATTCATTGGCAAGACGCTAAAAATTACAGAGCAAAATTCGGAAGTATTAACGATTATTTTGAATATTGCGATTACCTTAATAAAATTTATGCTCCAAAGGTTGAAAAATTGATAAATAACGGTTATAATATAGAGGATATAAGTGAGTATGCTTTTGAATGCTTAAAAGATAAAGCTATGGATGAAGTGTATAACGAGTACAGAGTCAGCAAACTTTTAGGGTGATGATGGTATGAGATTGATACAAACTGAAGAACAAAAATCTCTATGGAATGCGTTTAAGCCGTACCTTGTAACAAATGGTTTAAATGTCACTTTGCGTGAAGATGCTCCACAAGAAGCTAAAGATGCTGAAGCACTTTACAGTAAGCTTAGAGAGAAACAAAAAATGCAATATCTAAAAGATAGTGGCATAATCTAACCGCTCCGTAAAAAGGGCGGTTTTGTTATATGCAATTCACAAAAACAGCATAAAATTACGAATTGAGCATTTTATAATCGACAGCAATGTTGATTATAGGGTGCTTTTTGCATTTAAACCCGTCGATTTCGACCGGTTTAGAAAGGTGGTGACAGAATGAAAATCAGAGTAACAACAGCATTTAATGACAGGCAGAACGGTTATGTAACCCGACCTGTGAATGAAGTTTTTGAATGTTCCGAGCAGAGAGCAAAGGAACTCATTGACGGCGGTTTTGCAGAAGAGGTCAAGCCTGACGCTCCCAAAAAGCCGAGAGCCAAAGCAGTTAAAACAGAAAAAACAGAAAAAGCGGATTAAGCACTTTACGAATATGTAAGGTGCTTTTTTATTGTCCGAAGACATTAAACTACGGGAGACACCGTGCAAAACTGAAACAGAGAGACACTCTATAAACTGATTACGGGAGACACCCGAAAAACTGAAAGGATATGAAAAAATGGCAGAACCAAATCCAACACCAACCCCCAATGAACCGACACCTGCACCGCAGGGAACACCGCAGGGAAACGCTCCTGCCTTTGATTATGACAAGCTCGCAAGCCTTATTACAGGCAAACAGAGCGTGACAGAGGACACCGTTTTGAAGTCATATTTTAAGGAGCAGGGATTGTCAGCCGATGAGATGAAAGAGGCTATCGGTGCTTTTAAAAAGCAGAAAGCCAAGAACACTCCCGACTTTGCAAAAATGCAGTCGGAAGTTGAATCTGCAAACAACGCAAAGCTTATGGCAGAAGTCAACCAATCGGCAACCCTCGAAGCCGTAAAACAGGGCGTTGACATTGCAACAGTTCCTTATGTGCTTAAAATTGCAGACTTTTCAAAGGCTGTGACAGACGGCAAGGTCAATGCGGAAAAGCTGACAGAGGCTGTTAAAAAGGTGCTTGACGATATCCCCGCACTCAAGGGCAAACCTGCCGAGAACGGCACAGGAGTTAAGAAAATCGGCGGTGACGGCAACGGTACATCGGATGGTACAAAACCAAAGGCAAATGTTCCTACCAAAAAATGGAACAGATTTAATATTTAACCAAAGAAAGGATTGAAAAATTATGGCAAACACAAATAACTATGCCGAGCAGTTCAGCCCTGATCTGCTCGAAATTCTTGTTCAGGGTACACTCACATCACCATTCATCACTTCAAATGTAAAGTGGGTTGGCGCAAGAACTTTCCACTTCACACAGATGAGCACATCAGGCTTTAAGAACCACAATCGCAACGGCGGTTGGAACAAAGGCAAATATACACAGACAGATGTTCCTTTCACTTGCGAGCACGACAGAGATATTGAGTTCCTTGTGGATAAGGCAGATGTTGACGAAACTAACGCAACCGCAAAGGTTGAGAATATTTCAAAGGTGTTTGAGCAGACACAGGTTGCTCCCGAAACCGATGCACTTTTCTTCTCAAAGGTTGCCGCAAAGGCACAGGCAACAGACGGCTACCATTCTTCAACAAAGACATCGGAGTGGACTAAGGAGAACGCTTATTCAAAGCTCAAAACAATTCTCTCTGCCGGCAAGCTCCGCAGATACAAGGCAAGAGGCACACTTGTTGCCTATGTGACATCTCACATTATGGACTGCCTTGAACAGTCAACAGAGTTCACTCGTAAGATTGAGCTTACACAGATTGCAGAGGGCGGTATCGGCATTGAAACAAGAGTGACCGAGATTGACGGTTGCCCTATCATCGAGGTTATTGACGATGAGCGTTTCTACGATAACTTCAACTTTAACCCCGATGACGGCGGTTTTGAGCCTGCAACAGGTGCTCACAAAATCAATGTTCTTGTTGCCTGCGGTGAAACCTGCAAGACTGTTCCGAAGATTTCAAGCATTTACTTCTTTGCTCCCGGCTCACACACAGAGGGTGACGGCTGGCTCTATCAGAACCGTTCGCTTTCCGACACATTCGTATTCCCGAACGGCAAGGACGGCAAAATTGACAGCATTTATGCCGATGTTGACACAACGGCGGTTGCGTAATGTATGCCGATTACATTGAACATCAGGGCGGAGATGAAAACAGTATTATCTCTGCCGAACACATTGATGTTCTGACTTTTAACCGCATTGATTTTGAAAAACTTTCGGAAATGCAGAAGAGAATCATCGGCAGAGTGCATAGCAGACTTACTGCTTTTGAAGAAGAAAATGCCGATATGATTTCTTCCTACCTGAAAAGCTATTCAATCAACGGCACATCAATGGAATTTGGCGCAAGCTGGAATTTAATGTGCATCAGCGGAGTGGCAATTCCTGCCGACCTCTATGCGTTGCTAAAATCAACAGGACTTTGTTATCCTGCAATCTGAAAGGTGCGTGAAAACCGTGAAATTTCCGTCACTTGTAAAAAAGCAGTTCTGCAAAACTCCTGTCGAGGTCACAATCTACGGTGAGGGTGTTACCGAAGACGGAACACCCCTGACCGTGTTTGAATGCAAAAATCTGTATCCCTCCGAAAATCTTTATCCGTCAAATCTCCGCTGCGGAGGCAATGCTGTATGCAATGTGCAGTCAAAGGCAAAGACGGTCTATACCAAAGAGCAGAAAATTGTTCAGGTGTCGGCTGTCTTGCTTTTTGACGGCGATATTGCCCCCGACAGCCCCACTTTAAGCGGTGGCTTTGTAATCCTTGACGGTGTGAAGCGAAGTATCGTACAGGGTACAAAACACCGCAACCCTGACGGTACAGTTAATTTTACGGAATTGGATGTGATTTAATGGGATTTTCGGTATCATCAAAAATCAAACTCAATATGCCTGTTGTAAAACAGCTTGACAAGGCAAAGCAACAGGCTCTTGAACAGACAGGTGACGCACTTCTTAAACAGGTGAAAAACACGCAGGTAATGCCGTTTGATACGGGTAATCTTCAGAACGAAAATACCTTTGAAGATTGTGCGCAGAGTTGGAACGGCACGGTTAAAATCGTGTCAAGCACTCCGTATGCAAGGCGGTTGTATTTTCATCCCGAGTATAATTTCAGCCGTAAGGAAAACATTGCCGCCGGCGGTAAATGGTTTGCACCGTGGCTTGAGGGCGGTACACGGCAGAATTTTTGCAGTCGGGCATTTGTGAGATTATACAGAAAGGAAGCAGGACTTTGATTTACTTATCGGACATCAGAGATTGGCTCAAAAGCGTTACATCAGCCGAGCATTATTACATCGGCAAGCTTGACAACAAGCAGGACAGGTCAATCGGTGTGTATTCATTAAAGCAGTCGGGAACACCCACAAGGGCAATCGGCGGTGAAAGCACCTACGATACAATAAGCGTGTCTTTGCTTATCCATTACACCGACAACGCAAGAGAAACCGAGGAGTTTGCACGCAGACTTTACGAAACGCTTTACGGCATTAAAAAAGTTGAAATTAAGGAACACAAAATCTATATAATCGAACTGCTCACGGAAGAACCCGTTGATGTGGGAACAGACGACAAGGGTGTGTATGAGCAGGTCATTGAAGTTAAATTTTATTACGAAAGGAAGTAATTTTATGGCAAAAGTTGAATCGGGAGTATTCCCGTGCTATGAAAATCAGTTTGCGGTTGGCAAGGCAGGAACAGAATCCGCCACGACAAATATTGCTAACTGCGAAGAATTTTCTGTTGCATTTGACAACGGTGTCGAGGAATGGACAGCCTTTGAAAACGAGGGCTGGAAGTCAAGGCTTATGACAGCAAAGTCAATCACAATTTCGGTAAAGGGCAAGCGTACAATCGGTGACGCAGGCAATGACCAGATTGCCGCCCTTGCATTTGAAAACGGCAGAAAGACAGAAGTTTCGTTTATGTGGACCTTCCCCAACGGTGCAACCGTCCTCTTTAAAAATGCAGTTGTATCCGTTACATCAAACGGTGCAGGCGCAAGTACGGGTGTTGCTCCGCTTGAATTTGAAGTTATGTCAAACGGCAAACCCGTATATACAGCAGCCGCTTAAAAAACGAAAGGAATGAACGATTATGTCAAAGTTAATTGATATTACAGACAAACTTAATTTTGAGGAAAAGCCGAGTGTCAGAGTTAAAAATGTTGACCTTGCAATCAACAATGACGCAGTTTCAATGCTCAAAGTTGCGGCACTTTTTGAGGACGGCAACGGTAAAAGTAAAGATGTTATCGAAATGTATCATCTTCTTTTTGATGAATCCGAGAGAGAAAAGATTGAAAAGTTACAGCTGAATATGCACGATTTCAACGTCCTTATCAGCGAATCCGCCAAAATCGCAACAGGCGATTTGACTGACGAGGGGGAAGCTCAGACCCCGGCTACGACCTGATTGATGACTTTGATTTAATCGTGTCGAGCTTTCGCTCGGAGTACGGGGTCAGCATTTATTCAAAGGATTTTGCTAAAATGAGTTGGAATGAGTTCTGCTCACTTCTGCAAGGCTTAGGGCCCGAAACACCGCTTGCAAGAACGGTTCAAATTCGCCTTGAAACCGACAAAGAGGTCTTGAAAAACTTTACTTCGTCACAGCATAAAATCCGCAACAAGTGGCGGTCAAGGAATATAAAGCACTATTCAGACGAAGATATGAACACCGTTCTTGCAGAATTTCAAAACTTTTTTGCTAATCTGTAAATTTGTACATAATTTTCGCTGTATCTACAAAATTCTTGACAATGTTAATATATAGTGATAAAATGTAACATACACTAACAAATTTATTAAGGAGAGTGTATGTTTATGAAATGTCCACATTGCGGAAACGAATTAAAGGACGATGCAAAATTTTGCGACAAGTGCGGTGCAGGCTTTGGCGGAAACGATTCAACCTCGGCAACCGTAAATCCTGTAAATGCGAAGAAGAAAATTTACAAGCGTTGGTATTTTTGGGTTATTATCGTTGTTGCTATTATGATTGTTGGCGGTGTAAACGGTGCAATTAACGGTAACAGCGGTTCAAACAAATCAAAGCAGGAAACTACTGTTGCAAATCAGAGTTCAGAAAAAACAACTGAAAAAGCGACAGAAGCACCGACCACAAAAGAAGTTGCAACAGAAAAGCCTACTAAAGACCCGAAGAAGGTTGAAAAAGAATTTAAAGACGGTTGCAAAACAGTCGACTTTAAAACTCTTTCAAGAAACCCTGACAAGTACAAAGGTAATGACTACAAGTTTGAAGGTCAGATTATTCAGGTTCAGGAAGGCTGGGGCGATTCGGTTGACCTGAGAATCAATATAACCAAAGAAGAAAATGAGTATCTTGATGAACCATTGTGGACTGATACAATCTACGCAACTGTAGAAATTCCTGACGGTGCGGACAAACTCCTTGAAGATGATGTAATCACATTCTGGGGAACTTGTGACGGCGACTATACATATGAAACCGTAATGGGCAACAATGTGTCACTTCCGAAAATCGACATCAAATACTACGAACTCAACAAATAAAACAAAAAGCCACTCCAAATGGGGTGGCTGTTCTTTTGCAAAAATTTTATTGGCGTACATCATAACGGTGTGCGCTGTTTTTATGCCTGTTTTTAAAAAATCTAAAATGAAAGGAAGTGGTGAATATGGCGACAAAGGCGGGTGAAATTGAGCTTGATGTCAGGCTGACAGGGGATGATATTTCCAAAACATTGCATAAGATTTCCGATTCAATTACAAAAAAGTTTGATTCGGCATTTTCAAGTCTTTCAAAAGATTTTGAAAATGTAAGCACGGATATGAAACAGTCCTTTTCAAAGGTTTCGGAGGGCGTTTCTCAGAAAACCGAGAAAGAGTTTTCAAACATCAAAGGCAGCGGTGAGCAGTTAAGCAATTCGGTTTCATCTTCGTTTAAGAAAATCGGTACAGCTGTGGTTGCCGCCTTTTCCGTTGCCAAAATCAAGGAGTTCGGTCAGCAGTGCATTGAATCGGCTGCGGAAGTCAATGCGGCAAATTCGCAGTTTGAGCAGACATTCGGCACAATGCAGTCGCAGGCAGAATCAGCCATTCAGAGTGTTGCCAATCAGAGCGGTATTCTTGAAACCCGATTGCAGGGCGTCGGCACAAGCATTTATGCCTTTGCAAAAACTACTGGAATGGACAGTTCAAGTGCTTTGGGTATGATGCAGGAGGCTTTGCAGGTAACAGCCGATAGTGCCGCATATTATGACCGTTCGCTTGAAGACACCGCAGAAAGCCTGAAATCGTTTCTCAAAGGCAACTTTGAAAATGATGCCGCACTCGGTTTGTCCTGTACTGAAACCACACGAAATGCGGCGGCTAATAAGCTGTATGGCAAGTCATTTACGGATTTGTCGGAATCGCAGAAACAGCTCACGCTTTTGCAAATGGTCAAGGACGCTAATCAGCTTTCGGGTGCTATGGGACAGGCAAGCCGTGAAGCAGACGGTTGGGAGAATGTAACAGGCAACCTCAGAGAAAGTTGGAAACAGCTCCTTGCCGTAGTCGGTCAGCCTATTTTACAGGTGGCAACTCAGGTTGTAAAGCGGTTGAGTTCCGCACTTGCGACTTTAACGGAATATGCCAAAGGTGCGGTTGAATCGCTTTCAAAGGTCTTCGGCTGGGATACAGGCAACAACACCGCAAGCAATATCAAATCTGCATCCGATTCTGCCAAAAGCCTTACGAATACGGCAGATGACAGTTCAAAGTCACTTGATAATGTTCAGAAAAGTTCCGAAAAAGCAAAGAGAAGTGTTGCGGGCTTTGATAAGCTGAATGTGCTTTCAAGCTCTGACAGCTCATCTTCAAAGTTAGACACCTCCTCATCAAAAAGCTCTTCAGGCGGTTCATCGGGCGGAGCTGTTGCAAAGAATGTTGTCAAGGACACAAGCAAAAACCTTTCGGGAGCATTCAAAAATCTATACGAAAAAAGCGGATTCAAAGGCTTTGTCGAGAATGTACAGAAAGGTATTAACAAGGTTGATTGGTCAGCTATAGGCAAGAACTGCAAGACCGTTTTTGATAATGCTGTTCCCATAGTTCAAAAGGCATTCGGCACAATGCAAAAGGTCGGTTCTGCAAAACTCGGGGCAATCGGCTCTGCATTCGGAGCGGTTGCGACAATCGGCGGAAAGTCGTTTCAGACCATTTCAGGCGGTGTTGCTAAGTGGATTTCAAAAGACAGGGAAAAGATTATCGGCTTTATAGACACCATAGGCAACAATCTTACAAACGGCTATAACAATCTTTCAATCTTTTTTGATAATTTCGGTACACTTGCAGGCAATGCAATTGACAATGTTCGCCCTCAAATGGAAGAATCAATTTCCAATCTTTTAAGCGGTCTTACAACCTTTGCGGGTTCAGTCGGCGAAGTTGTTTCGGGTGCGTTTTCAATCGCAACCGAAAGCCTTGTTGAATGGACTGAAAATGACGGTGCAACAATCACAGAATTTCTTGAAAATTTACAATTGCAGTTTGCAGATGTGTTTGACTTTATCGGTCAGATTTTCGGAGATATCGGAACAATTATCAGCGAATGGTGGAACGGCAACGGACAGCAGATTTTTCAGAATATCTGCAATATGTTTACCAACATCGGCACAACCCTGATGAATGTTTACAATCAATGGATTAAGCCTGCGTGGGATTTTATCGTAGCAATCGTAAAATCAGCTTGGGAAAACTGGCTGAAGCCTGTTTTTGAGGGTGCAATAAACTTCTTCGGCAAGGTTGCAGACTGTGTTTCAACCGTGTGGAATAACTTCCTGTCACCGTTTGTAAACTGGCTTGTCAGCTTTTGAAGACCTATATTTCAGAATGTTTTCAATGCCGTAAAAAGAGTGTTTGATAATGTGTTTACATTTATCGGTGGGTTGGTTACCTCTATACAGAAAACATTCGGCGGTCTAATTGACTTCATTACAGGCGTTTTCTCAGGCGATTGGAACAAAGCATGGCAGGGTATCTATGACTTCTTCAAAGGCATTTGGGACGGCATTTGCGCCGTGTTTAAGTTCATTATAAACGCAATCATTGACGGCATAAATGCGTTGTGGACAGGTATTTATAACTTTGTTTCTGGCGTTGTTAATTCAATCGGCGGAATAGCCGGTATTATCGGAGCGGCTTTTGGACAGGATTGGAGTTTTTCAATGCCTGAAAATCCGCCTCTCATTCCGAGATTTGAAGAACCCACGGAATCACCGGCACGAAAATTTGCAAAAGGCGGTATTGTTAAAGCTCCGACACTTGCGGTTGTCGGCGATAACGCAGGTGCTAACAGCGGTAACCCTGAGGTTATTTCTCCTCTTAACAAGTTACAGGGTATGCTCGACAATTCGGGCGGTCAGGATACAGTGATTCTCACACAAATTCTTGACCTGCTTAAATGCATTTATGAAATGTTCATTATCTTTCGCAATAACGGTGGCAACACTTATTCGTTTACTGCCGAGCTTGAGGGTTCAACGCTTTTTGAAGAAATGATAAGACAGGATGAGCTTTACAGACGCAGACACAACGGTAAATCCGCATTTGCATAAAGGGGGGATGATATGTCAAATTATAACGGCTATTTGCTTAAATTCGGTAACAACATAATGCCGAATAAGTACATTACCGCATTTTCATCAACTCCGAATCAGCGACTTGAAACTTCTGCGGAACGAGATCAGAACGGTACGCTTCAAAGGGCAACGCTGCCAAATTACAAAACAAAAATTTCGTTTTCAACTCACATTCTTCATCTTGACGAAAAGATTGATTTTCAGTCGATTATCAACCTCTCAATGGCGAATAAGTTACAGAGAAAGTGCAGGGTAACTTATTGGAACGATGAAACGAACAGCTATTACACCTCTTATTTTTATATTCCTGATATTGAATATACCGTAATGAATGCCGAAAAAAGTGATATAACCTATCAGCCGATTACGGTTGAGCTGATTGAGTATTAAGGGGTGATTCTTAAAAATGCTTGTATCTAAAGAAATTGCTGATAAGCTGAAAACAAACACACTTTACAACACCGTTGCCCTGCATTTCCCCGACGGCAGTTTTGAGGATATAACAGGTGAAAGTATCGTGCTTGACAGCTTTTCGCTTGAAAATGAAATCGTTGAAAAAGAATTGAAATTCGGCGGTTGCATAGCCTCTGAAATGAGCGTGAAACTCATTGATTATGATTGCTCGGCTTTGATAGGAAAGACGGTACAGGTCATCATAACGGCAACATATCTTGAATCAGAGCTGTATCCGTCAGATGATTTGTACCCGTCAAATACTCTTATTTGTCCTGCCGAAACAGGAACGGTTGAATGTCCTGTTTTCTACGGTAAAATTCAGTCGGCTCAAAGAGATAAAAAACAGCGTAACATCGTCAAAATCACAGCCTATGACGCTTTTTATGATATGTCAAAGGTGGATATGTCTTTGTGGTTTGCAGGCAAAGAGAACGAGGACGGCAGTTTTGCTTATGGTTATGCGCACTATCAAAAAGACGATAATTTTAAGAGCTTTTATTCAATAATCGCAGAATTTGCCAAAGATTATGCAATTACAGGGGTTTCACCGCCGAGCTTATCTGTCTTTAGTGTACCGCTGAAATTTGATGATACCTGCGTGGAAAAGGTTATAAAGGACATTACCTTGTCAGATTTAATCCAAGCTTATGCAGAATTAACTTTGAGCTTTGCCGTTATAGATGCCGACGGAAAAATGCGTTTTAAAAGGCTGTATTCTCAATCTTCCGTTGAAACAATCGATTCGTACAAAGATTTATCCTTTGAAGATTACGAACTTGAGCCTATCCGTATGTACAGTGCTAAGTTTGCTGATAAAAAAGCGTTTTTGTATGGCAACAGTAACGATTTTTCGTGGTATGTTTCCGATAACATTTTGATGAGGTGCAGAACAACAGCAAGTGATATCGGCACAAAATATAATTCTGTTAATTTTTTTGGTGATGTATATAAATACCGCCCGACAAAAATTAAGCTGTTTTCGTATTGGTGGCTTGAGGCAGGCGATAAGTACACAATTAAAACTCCGTTTGAAGATTTGCCGACAATCGAAACATTTGTGTTCAATAAGAAAATGGACGGATTTATAACTGCCCTCACATCAAAGGGCGAAAAACGATTAGGAAAGGAAGTAAAAGAAAATGAACAAATACAATAAAATTGTCTTTGTGAACGGCTCTGCTCCGCCCCTCAATGCCGACAACCTCAACCATATGGACGAGGGGATTGAACAGGCAACAGACGGGGCAATTGCACTTGAAACCGAAATAGCCACGGCAAGAGGCGGTCAAAATTCACTCGGAGCAAGGCTTGATAAAACAGACAAGAGTATTGCCCGAAAGCTCGATTCAATGCCGTTTGACAGCGAGCCAAAAAATAACAGCCCGTGTTATCTCACAAGTGGTACGGTTTACAATGCTCTGCTTGTTAAAGCCGATAAAACCGCCTTGGCGACTAAATACGATTCGTCAAATATCGAACTCGGCACAGCTACTCTTACTCCGTACTCTACTCAGATTGATAAAATAAAATCTGCAACTTGCCTTTATGAAAAAATTGGCGATATCGTTATTGT